AGCGACATCAAGACGGAGTAGACCATACCAATCAACATAACTATTGGCAGCAACAGATAACCCCTGACCAATAACTTCAGTTCCCGCCGCATTTGCCCCAGTAGCACCTAACCAAAGACTAGCAGTAACAGCACCGGCAGTCTTATTAACAATGCGAATATGCTTAAGAACAATATAGAGATTACCTGAACCACCACCATTAACTCCACCAGTAGTAGTCGCAGGATTAAGAATATTAGTAGTAAGTGTAGCAGTTAATGCCACAGGACCAAATCTAAACACCTTATTCTGAGCCATCTAAATCTCCTTATTTAGCAACACCATATACACGAACTGTTCCAGAAGATATACTACCCGATGAAAAAGTTAATTGAAATGCATTTACGGCCGAAGCAGATATAGCATAAGAACCAGTTAACATTACAGTAATTTCTGGATTAGAACTACCATCATTAATACCTATTTCACCTTTAATTTTTTTATAAAAGGTAGTAGATGCAGGATTATATATTATAAATCTTCCACATACCCCCGCATTAACAGTTGTATTACTTTGAGTTCCACTAGCATCTAATCCTATAAAACTAGTAGCACTAGCTCCTGCAAATGCACTTCCTGCCTTAGATGCTCTAAATCCCGCCCATTGATAATTATTTCCACTGTCATAACTACTCCCGCCATCAGTAGAAAATCTAAGACGAAGATTAACACCATTTGTGGCAGGAATTAAATTTAATATTTCGATTATATACTCATCATAACTTAAATTATACCAAGTAGTAAAATCTAATTCTGCAGATGTCGATGCCGTATGTTGTTCTAATAAAGTTAATCCACTCCCACTACTACTAACAGTAGTATATTGCTGAAATATAACTTCTTCAATTAATCCTTCATCAGCAACTAACATTGGCCCAACTGGACCACCACTACCAGTAATCCCTGGATTACCTTGGGGGCCTACAATAGGAGGAAATATATCTCCATCTTCCGCATCGGGGGGAAATATAATTGCTCCCATTGGTCCCATTGGACCTTGACTACCATTAGCACCAGTAAGACCAACAGGACCGGGAACTACTAATCCATCATCTCCACCACCATCACCATCTTCCATTAGAATCTGATTAATTATACTATTATTTATTGTAGTTGAAGTGGAATTATTAGTTATATTAGTTATATCTGAAGTAGTTTGTTGAACTGATTGAAGGAGACTATTTAAAAATTGATATAAAGGAGGATCTTTAATAGATAAACCCGTATTAAGCAATAATGAACTTAAACGGGCAGGATTAAAAGCCATTTACTGTGGTAATCCCTCAGCAATAGGACGAACAAATATAGTTATACGACTTATATTAAAATAATCCCCTAAAGTTGTTACACTTCCCATTAAATATCCGCGTTGAGAGGTATAATCAGCTAATGCTAATGGTTCCCGCCCCGATGTATTACTCATAGTTAAATCAGGTAGGGATGATGATACAGTATTATCTAGGGAAATCAGACTTTGACTAAATGTGCCCGAACCAGTTAATCGAAGTCTAACCGCATTAAAGTGAAGTAATTCACCTTCTCCAAATTTAGCCACCTATGAACCCCGTTTTAAAAAATGGTTGAGGTATTGCTAAATTTTCTGTAGTAGCATCTGTCCCACTATTTACATATACCGTATCATATCTTAAGCTATCACTACCTAAATATAATCCTGATCTATCTATAACTACAATAGTTATAGAACCGGCTAATGCCGAACCAATAAAATTAGTTCCATTATCCACTGGAGAAATTGTAGGCATATCGCCGGGTGAACCGGGATTATCAGGTATAGGAAATATTATAAATAATGGAGTTTGATCTATAAAATCACTAGATGGGATCTTTAAAATAGTTCCATCAACCTTGCGCACTTGGATACTAGTTATTGTATCAAAATGAGTATACGAATTATACAACTTACCATGTTCTCCAGCAGCAAAATTAGTTGCACCAGGACGAGTAAGATTTATAATAGTCCATTGAGTAGATATAATATTATAATTTCCGGTAATTAATTGACTGCTTGTATCTATCTCTCCATTATTAGCATCATTTATAGTCCATATAACTCCAAATTGTGTAGCTAATACATCATTGAGACTAACTAAGCTAGAATTATAATTAATTACAGCCGCTGGACTTGCTGTTTGGGCACCCACATTAGATTCAGTAGTATTAGTGGTTAATGGGGAAGTTATTCCTGGGGTATATTTAGCGGATGTAACATTAAATCCTACGGGTAAACTATTTATATTTGTAGGGGTGGAACTCCCATCTAAATATATGGCATTATCATTAGGAGTACAAGTTATTGATCCTGATTGCGCCCCTGGAAATCCACTAAGTAAATTATACATTACTCCATTTGGTATCCAAGCCCCAGATGTTATATTATTAATTACACTGGAGTCTGGAGTAGTATTATGTAGAATATTAGATTGATCTCTATAACTTAATACTCCAGATGCGGTGGAAGTTGGAGTTATTTTATATGTTCCCATTAACTTGCATCCGCTCCAAAAATTATGTCATCAATATTCCAAATGGCAACTGAATTAATTCCCATTGGATAGGATATTGGAGTCCATCGCATTTTATACGGGTCCATTCCATTCCCATAGTTACCATTTAGAATTGTTCCATCAGGTAACACACAGAATAACTCTTTACGAATTAATGCATTAGCAAACTGTATTTTACCAAATGAATTTCTATCTAATGCTCTCCAAAATCCTTCAACTTTCCAACTTAATTCAGGAGTTACGTATCTACCATTAAATAGGGATATTCCCTGATAAGTTGCTATAATGAGATAATCCACATTAGCCGAATTAGTATCTAAAGCTGTAGATATTCCATGAACACAAGTTCCTAACCCCTGATCTACAGTAACTAAAGGCCAAGTAGATGGTTCGTCACCATTATCTGAAAATGAGTATGTGCGCGTTCTTTTAAATACATATAGAACGTCACGTAATTCCTGAGAATTATTTATTGGATTACCATCTGGGGGGACAGCAATTATACCATCAATCTGACTAATTGCCTCCGGCTCTCCATCATGGGAAACTAATCCAAGTGATAAATTTGTAGAAGTGCAACATCCAACTAATCTATTTCTATAAAGGGATAATGAAGATACAGCAGGTATAGCTGGATAGTTATCAAATAAATGCGAGGCATCATCTATTAAATCCTGGTCGAAGAAAGATATATTATTCAAGAATAAATCTGTATTATTATAAATTATTGCATTCGGAACAAAATATAATGTATATCCTTCTAAATCTCCATTAAAGTTAGTAATTACCTTACTAGCTACTAAATGTCGTTTAACTATATATGGACTAGTTGTTATAGTTATAACTTCATTAGGATATGGGGTTAGAGATAAATTATTATCATCACTATCATTTAATACAGTTTCCTCTAATGGAAAATCAGTGGGTAATCCACAAAATATCTGTTCTTCTTCATATTCCTCATCTAATGATATAAAAGGATTAGAAGGTATAAATTGTCCAATAGAAGTAGTTACTAATTTTCCAGTAGGAACATTACCAAAGGATACTGATTGACTGCCTGATGTAGTAAATGATTTAAGTGCCCCTGGAGAAGTTAAATAACCCGTATCAGTTTCAGCAACAAATCCAAATATATGAAATCCAGCATCAGTATAACCGGAACCGCCATTAGCAATACTTAAATTTCCTGATAATGGTGATCCTGCCGCCTGTCTTGCCGGAGTTCCATCTCCTTTGTAGACATAAACAAATTCACTATCTAATCCCTTTTCTATAGTTAAATCACCTTGACTTAATGAACTAAATGGAGATATATATGCCCTACCAGCATATGGTAAAAATGCGAAGTCACTCATTCCCCTGATAGTTAATATTGGACCATATGAAGTAGTAGAATCTATCATATGATATATACTACCAACAGCACCATCCCAAGATAGGGCTATTAAAGTATTTCCAGTATTAGTAGGATAATTATAAACTCTTTTAATATTGGTAATTGGCGCAGCTACATTCTGAGCGGGAGCTATTCCAAATCTCGAACCAAAAGAATTCTGACCGTAATAACGTAAATTATTACAATCCTGAAAATGGTCTAATGGAGTGGAATCAGGATCATTACGATTCCACAGTCCATTAAATTTATCTAGAACTACTGGTTCATGGTCTTTATAGGCCATTTATTTGATCTCTATGCCTAACCAATATTTAAGTTTTTCGGCTGGTATAGTTATTATTATTTCAAAATTATAAAATCCCCATCTAATATATAAACATTTTATGGGGGACATATTGTTATACATCCCCCATATTACTATTATGCGGGCTGTCCAGTCTGTAATGCAGCCTGATCTGTAGTATAGTTAAGCCAAGTTCCAGTAGCAGAACCAGTATAACCATGTGCGGGATCAATATCTAAATGACCATCATCAAAGAAGTTTAAAGTAACTTCCTCATGACCACCAGCAGTTAAATCAACCTTCTGAGTAGTTGTATTCTTAAACCAATTCTGATGAATACGACCATAACTACAACCAATAACGATATCATTGGTATTCTGCATGAATCGATTAAATGAATAATCATTCATCAAAGGATCAGCAATACCGGCACCGGCAACTCCCTTAATGGCAGTAGTAAGCGAATTAAATATGCAATTCTGAATGGTCACATGGAAACAACCACCAGAATCCTCATATCCAATCTGACCAGTTCCACCACCAACAAAGTAACATCCATAAATACTTAAATGCGAGGGATCAGGATGCACCGCATCTTCTGCTCTAGTAGCCTGAATACAGGGAGAACTAGCAACAGGGTTAAAGCAAATATTAGAAATTGTCCAGCCCTGCTGAATAACTTCTAATAATGCCGTAGTAGCAGTAGGACTAGCAGGAGCAGTCCAATATGCACCACCACCAGTAGGAGTTCCGCTAGAAGTAGCCTGGCGTGGGGCATTAGCAGCACCTAATATAGTAACATCATATACCCCTAAAGGTGCAACTACCTGTTCCTTAATAACTCCATCAAGGACAATAGTATCATATGATTTAATTAGAGTAAATGCCTTAGCTACAGTAGCGAGTGGAGTTAATGGACTTAAACCATCATTACCATCAGCACCAACAGGGCCACGCGAAGTAGTGGTATTAGCATTTACATAATAAACCTTACCAACAACATTAGGAATCAGACCATTCTGGAATCCACCACGATTATTAAACTGTTTAACCTGAGTCCAAAAGTTAAAAGTCTGTCCACCTGGTAACTGATAATTGGTAACACTCATCTCCGTCTCCTTGACAGCCTAATTAGGCCAGAGATTAATAGTTCTGTCCCCTCTTATAACCTGCTCTAAATGGTCTATGTCTAACTGCTATAGCTTGCCTACCTTTCGTTGAAATTCCAGCCGATTCCTGTAATGCCCTTTCAGCCTCACCTTCTAATGATTCCGCGCGACTTGGATTTTGAGCTAAATATTGTGCAATTAATGCACCAACTTTAAATTCAAGGTATGATTGAGTATTAATTACATCTAAATTATCTGCTCCTGTTACACTTGATACAGTAGAAAACAGAAATTTAGTATATTCCATCTTAATATCATTAACTTCACTAGCAGATAAAACGATTATCTTCTGACTCTGCCATACATACCATATAAATTGTGGAATTTGAACCCCTGCTAATTGCTGAGGAAGAAAATCCACCTTACTCATAGGAACATATGGATCAATTCCAGTCTGACGTTCCCATAATAATCTAGGTTCAACTAAATCATTAGGTAACGCCGGACTAGATGTAAATGTAATCTCAGTAGTGCTAGTTCCAGTAGGAATAGCTGAAATTACAGCAGAAGTTACAGAGGTAACAGGTAATTGATTTAATTCGTATACTCTCTGTAATTCCCTTAAAGCTATATTTACAAAGGGCAACTGTTTAGTATACGTATATACTGTCTTAGATGGATCATTATTTAGTGCAGCAGCACTGTCCATCACATCGCCCGTTGTAAATGTAGGATATGCCATTTGTTACCTACTACTTAGCAAACTGAATACCTAATGCCTTCGCCTTCTCAGGGTCTAAAACAGCCTTACAATTAGCACACATAGGATAATTAGGATTGCGAGGCGTTCCGCACATAGGACAATTAACCTGTGCTAACATCTGCATATCTTTCATCCAAGCCTTATCTTTAAAACCCAGATGTTCAGCAGCAGTTCTCATATCATCATTAATTACATATGGACTACCATTAGTCTTAGCCCATCCAATATCAGCAATTTTAATTAATCGCTTCCAGTAATTTTCCTGATATAACACTGCCCTATCAAATAAGGTCTGTCCAGTAATTCCGAGACCAAATAATCTACTAAAATCAGCCTTTTTCAAATCAATTATTGAAGTAAATTCTCCCGGAACCCAAAATAATCCCGGCTGAGAATCTGATTTAACATAACCAAGTAATCCATTACAATAATCTGTAACAACAGCATCAGCAACAGAAATACTTGACTGGGGAATTTCAACTAATGGCTGACCTGGATCAAAATCTCTCCACCAACTACTAGAACCAATTACAATTAAACTAGGATTTTCTATACTACCCTTAGGAATAATAAATCTACCCGGCTGAATAGTCCATTTCTTTTCATCCACTTCCTTAGGATAAATAGAAACAATAGTAGACTTATCCAATGGATTAGGCTCAGACCTAATAGCTTTCCTTTGCCTAATCTCCGGTCCAAACAAATCAGTTACCGCCATTACCAACCTCATAATTTCTAGGCACGATTATGGTTTCACCTGTCACTGTTGTGCCACCCAGTGAAGATTGATCACCAAATAGGTATTCGGTGTAGTCCTTTACACGTTTTGCTTTATTTTCAATAGATTTTTCCTGATTTTCATCCTCATCTAAGAATTTCCTGAATGACTTAGATGTAGAACGCCCATCACGAGCTAATGACATAGCATCAGTAACCAGATTAATTATATATTTACATGCTTCTAAATGGGGTGGTAGATATTCCTTTTTACTATCTTCAAATGTCCATAAGGGTTCATATGAAGTCTTTTGAGTAGGCAACTCATGAGACTGCATATCAGGAATAGCTACCAAATGTTCCAATACATATCTAGCCTTAATATATGGATATTTAGGCAATTCCCTTACAATTGGGTAAGGAAGTAATAATCCTACATCAGTATATTCAGATTCGCGCATTTCAAATTGATCGTCTGACCAAGAAATACGCCACATTTGTTGGCCCGATGTAGTATCAACTCCAAATAGATCTCGAAGTTGATCATTAAATCTCTTTACTGCTAGCTGCGACCACTTGACTGGTTTCATTATTTTCCTGCCGGGCACTTATCTAAGCCTTTTTCCTTTAATAATTCCATAACATCATCAACATGTAAACAATCAACCATACATGCGCCCACTATACCATGCCTCGGGGCTAAATTTCCATTGCAATAATCATTACCTGGAACACAATCAAAATAACACCCAAATTTAATTTACCATCAAATCCAATCTAAATTACGGTATCACCATTTTTCGCTTCACGACCATTGCGATAATACATTTTGTCCTCCAATTAAGTAAATATGCGTTGTAAAGAATGCGCATCCCTCTTAGTATTCACTTAATTAACTAAACAACAGCAGCAACCCAGTAAAGGGCAGTAGAGGGATCATAATAAAGCATAATAGGCCTATTCTGAATAGGAGTATATGCAGTCTTAATATTTCCCGTAGTTAAAAATGCGCCGGGGCTACCATTGGTAAAGCACAAAACTAACTCATGATAACCCTGTGCAGGAGGAGTAATAGTAGCAACCTGCGTAGTCCCAGTCAGAAAGGTTAACTTCTGAGTCGGAGCGATAGTAGCAGCCGATGCTACAGTAGTCGGCATGGGACTATTAAGCAACGACTGTGGACTAGTAAATGCAGCACGAGCTAAGTCAAGAGCAACAGACATTTAATTTACCTCCTTTCCTTAGTAACCCGAAGGAACAGCCAAATTATCAATATAGGCACAAGCAGCAGGATTATTAACGAATAACTGCATACCAACAACCATATAGAAAATATCAGCCGCACTAACACCACCGGACGATGACCTTATTTCAAAGATACTCCGCCCGTCAGTCTTATAGAAACCAACAGGAAGAATTTCTCCACGACCCCAAACATTATCACTAACAAAGTCAATACGAGTCTTATCCCAGTTATATGACTTCTTTGCAGGAGCACCAGCCAACTGCATTCCATCGTCAAAATACATATCAAGATCATTAGGTTTACTACCCTGCTTATTCATGATAATAACGCCCTGACCAATATCCTCATAAGCCTGAATCTGACAGGGATGCATCCAAGCATCAGGCTTAAAGGAATTGTCAAGACCGACACGATTACCAATCTTATTAACTGCAAGACGTGGTAATGGTAAAGTTAATGCAGCAGAACCAGCATTAACACGGCTAGCCCTAATTTCAGGAGTAGTTGAACGCTGGAATCCTAACCAAGTGCCCGTAGATGCATTACTGTGCTGATAAGGCACTCCAAATAATGCAGGAAGGGAAGATGGCGAAGAAATACCAGCAACAACTATAACATCAGTGCCAGTGGCTCCAGAAATAGCAGGAGTGACACCAATCTGACTATTTTCCACATCCCACGTAGTAATAATCCCTTGACCCCTGAGCGTAGCTAAAGTAGAATCATACACCTGCACAGTCTGTCCAAATCGAGTAAGACGAATACCAAAACCATCACTAGTCATAGTATAAGTATCAACACCGGCAGAAGTAGAAACAGAAGTAATAGTGCCAAGAACACCATTACCAGCCTGCATACACTGTGCATCCAACTGACGACGAAGCTCATCAAGAGATTCCGCAGTCATCTTTTTCACAGCATTAGCAATAGCCTTACGGTTATCATCCGTAGACCACTGGGTCAACTTGGTATATTCGGTATTCTCACTCATGAACACACAAGTAAGAACAGCCTTATCCCAAGTCGGCCCACCACCACGTCCTAAATCACCACCATCTGGATTAAAATACTGGAAACTACCACCAGTCCTTAATTCCAGAGGAATACGCATCTGACGATTAGAAATCTGTTCTACGTTACGCTTTTTAATGTTAGCATAGAACTTATCGTCACGCTCAAAGAGCACCTGAATCTTAGGAATAACTCGCTCAAGTTCAAGTGCCGTTACCTGACTTTCAACAACGGCCATTATGAATCCCTCATTAAGAAATCTAAACTTGATTCACCCTTTTGTGGCTTCTTGCTGTCATGAACTTGAGGTCTATTATTTGAGCGCCTCGACTCAGAATGCTGGGTCTTATTGACCGAAATATCCTGATCATCATCATTAGTATCATTACCATTATTAGATGATTTACGGCGCATTCCCTTTAGAGCTTCCATTCTAGCCTTGTTTATAGCTGTAGGCAACAGCTGTTTAGCCCTAGACAGAAATGCCTTACGAATATCTGCAACTGACTGGGAATTAAAATTATTTTTCGCTGCGCGTTCCCATAATTTATCTTTAATCTGCTGAAATCGCTTATCAGTAACTAACATCTGATTAACAATTTCAAATGCATCACGACTCGCATTTTTCCTTACATAGTCTTCCATTGAACCCTTTGGGTCAATATTACTATCAATAGTATCCTTTATTGCATTAGTAACTCGACTAGATAAATCCTGATTAGCTACCTGGAATCTATCCTGTAAAAATTGCTGTCTTTCTGTTTCTAATTTAGCCTTTTCAGGATCCGCACGTTCCTCAGTAGCTAATTTCTTGGGGGATACATAATCACTTGTTCCGAAAACAAACTGATTAAGTAATGATGCCGCATTAAGTAATGCTTCATTCTTAGTCTTTCTAGCTTCCATCGCCATAGAATAAATAGTATGAGAAATAATATTTCCAGTAATAGTTATAGATGCATTTGGGTCTACCTTATTTATAGTAGTAATCAGATTATCTACTATCTTCGCAAATGCATTAGGTGCAGATGATTTAGTGGCGGTAAGGATTTTCTCCACATCACCATTAGCTAAATCAGTCTCAAATGAATCTAAAGTTTCAGCTTTAGATTTAAATTCGCGCGCATCATCTAGAGTAGGAAATAATTCTCCATACTGCTGAGATTTATAAAGTGCGCGTTCAATATGTGGAAACTTCTTGAATAATTCAGGAAATTCCTTAAGAATCTTCTTTCTACTAACAGGAGCAATTAATTCCTGTTCTAATTCATCTTCTTCCGGTTCGTCTTTGTCATCTTCTTCAATTAATTCTTCTAATTCCTCTAATTCATCATCTTCTGTCTCTTCATCATCTTTTTCTGTAGTCTTTTTAGTTTTTTCTTTTGTATCTTTAGTAGATTTATCCTTATCGTCAGTTGATTCATCTGGGTTTCCAGTATCATCCAAGAGATTGGTCTTGTCATTGTCATCTTTATCTAATGCATCGAATATACCTTGTTTGTCTAATACACCCGAACTTCCATTATTACCATCATCGGGACTATAATATACTTTAGGATTAATGAACCTGAACATTACTCTCTCCAGTTATAGGTGCTTCTTGAGTTTCATTCGGATTTGGCTTATTTGGTGGCGCCCCTGCACCATTAGGACCACCCATAGCCTGTTGTTGTTCCTGTATAGCCTGTTGCTGTATAATACTCAAATGAGCTTTGGCATGAAGTAATACATTCTGGTATCCATCAGGATTATCAATTTTAGCCTGTTTACCCTGATCAGAGATTATCCACTTACGACAAATTTCAAAATGAATATTGTTATTATCAAAATCAGGATCAATTTCCACAGATGGAGTCTCAGGAACTTGTGGATCTCCCGTAGGTGTGGGAGGACCAAGTAAAAGTTCCTTAATTTCATCATACTGATTAATTACATCCTGTTCACCAGGTGTAAATAAATCAGGTAAACCAAGAAATTCACTAATTATAGGTATATTTTCTGGCTGACTTAATATTTGAGCAATTAAGGGATTCTGATTAAGGAGTAATTTCTCAATTACATCTTTAATCTGCCCCTGAGTCATTGGCAGATTTTCACTTGCTTCTAATTCAACTCGTCCTATTTTACCTTCCATTTCCGCGCGTTTAATAAAAGTATTAAAAAATGTTCCGTCATCATTCTTTTCAACTTCTCTAATATCTTCTTCAGTTTCCTTCATGAATGCAGGAATTACTTTAGCAAATACATTCTTCCAAGTAATACAGAATGTCTTCCACTGGTTTTGTAATCTCTGTAATGCCTGCGCGCGACTCATACTGTATTCAGATGCAGTATTACTTCCTTCTATGATACCACCAAATAATGATGGTAAAGCTCCAGAAGTTAACTGACCCATACTCTGAACTTGCTGATAGAACGGAAGTATTTCTCCAGACAAAGTAGCTGTTCTAAATTCGTAGATTGATTCATTTAATTTCTTAGAACCAACCATTTTAGCCGGCATAATTGAACCCGGTAAAACTTCCGTTTGTTCATATGCCGTGAAATCAAATACTGCGGGGTCAGCTATTGTCTGTCCAACTCCATGTTCTATAGTTTGAAGAACCAGAGATATGATATCATTAGTAATTTCCTGTATGGATGTTAAGGTCTGTCCTAATGGAGCAAAATGAACATAATCAGACATTGGATTCTTTAATAGAGTCCAATGATCATCCATACATTCATCACATGCTTCGGCTAATTCTTCATTAATGAATACAGCCTTTATTCCATGCGGATACTTTTTCTTTAATCTCTTACAATCTTCTTCGGGAAGAGAATTATATCTAGCCGGTCGTATCCAAATATCATTACAAGTCACCACATTAAGTGGAAACTCTCCCTGATACTGGGGAGATAAACGCGCCTGCATCGCATACTGATCATAACCACCGAGGACATTACGACCGGCCTTTATGGAATTTAATATTTCATTTCCATCTAAATGATCATATTCTTCACAAACAAGAGTATAATCTTTTTCATATGAATTAATAAGATATCCAACATCATCTTGACAACGAGCATAATTAGGAATCTTAACATTCATACCACCATAAACTTCTATACAAACTCGGCTTTTAACAGAAGTAGTGTATCCAACTAAACGTGTAATAGTTAATGTCTGCTGCTGAATATTTGGCAACATCATTGTATTACAGTATGGACACATTTCCTGATCTAACGACGGATCGTATTCACTATCCTCCTGATTTTCATTCTGTTGGTCATTATCCTGTTGATCAGGTTGACCAGACATAGGTTGTCCAGCCATACCAGGCATACCCATAGGTCCAACGTTTAAATCAGGCGGATTATTAGGGTCAACAGGTTCAGAATTTAATTGGTTGTTACAATTCGGGCATGAAGTAACAACATTTTGTTCATCCTGATCTTCATATTTAGGAGTCTTGTATGTTCCATAATCTTCATCTTCATCTATATAATTATAGAATGCAGTCATTCCTTCAGTTACATTAATGAATAATGCATGTAACCAAAGTAAAGGAGCATCATTATGACGATAAATTAACTTCGCAATCTTATCACCAGCTGTTGCTGTCTTTAAATCTAATCCATTATCTGCATCATCAGGATAACATACAACTCCTGGAACAGTAATGGAGAGCGCAGCTATGATGGATTCTAAATATGCCTTAAATACATTAACTTGCTTATCATAGTAGAACTGATCAGAATTAGACTGTTCTACATAATCCCAAATACGCCAATCATGCGCGACTTCACTATACCATACACGCTGATAACCTTCCCAAAGTAATTTGAGTCTACGCCAATTTCTTAATTGACGCATACGAACAGCCTGATCTTCATTAGTCGCATCCTTATAGAGCGACGTAATGAGATCGGCTATTTCCTTGGGTGGTAACTTAGTGGACATTATCCTACTTTAAACCAATCTTCTTCTTTGTCTTTTTAGATGGAGCAGTCATAGACTGATACTCTGTATCTCCAGCATCAGCCTTCTTTTTTTCACTTAACATAATAGCTATGGCCTGTTTCCTATTTTTTACCATAGGACCAGACTTAGAGCCAGAGTGAAGTTGGTTGTGCTTAAACTTATGCATTACCTGGTCGAATGGCACTGTTATTTACCTCTTATTTAGAATGTTCTCCAGCAACCTTAATAGCATTTTTATGTTTTTCATAAAATTTAGAAGGTGTTGTGTCTATCCAGTTTGGTGGATTATATTCATTTCCTTGGGGATCTGTAAATTTACCATAATTTTCAGGAGTTAAAGCATCCGGATCATTTCCATGAAATAAATTGTAATGATAATCTATTAAATCATCATGTTGTCCTATTGTTATATAACCATCATTTGATAAATTGTGTATATAATTATATGCTTCATCATCATTAGGCATATTTTGTAATTTTGATTTAGCTTGAGTAAAATTAGCACCACTGCCTGTTTTATCTAAATTAGTTTTCTGTTTATAAACACCACCCCCCGGCAATTCAATATCTTTAGTTGGCCCAGTATTAATTAATCCCTTACCACCAACTGTTTCACCACTATAGGCATATTTCAACTGATGGGGATCAGGAAATGCATAGGACGTCTGATCAATATCAGGATATTTAATTGCATCAAATCCTGTTCTACTAAATTCTTGTGGGGTCATATAATTTACTACATCACGTATAGGATGACCCCGACTTATATCTGTATCGCCTTTTTTAAATGCATCAATAATTATATCTCGTTTAGATTTACCATACTTATCTACATTTTGTCCAACCCCCGAAACTAATCTGACTAAATCTTCTGTTGAGGGATTATATGCATCCAACATATTCTGGGCATTGGATGTTAATGGTAATATACCTTTACCTTTATTGGCATCGCTCCTGTAAGCTAAAGGATTATGCGATGTATCAAAATCACCAACATAAGTGCCAGCATAATGTGGGCTATCTGCAGCATGTATCATCCATCCTAAAGTATCTCCAGGATCATTTTTAGTCATGTCAAATCCTTCTTCAGCTATTCTTGACATGCCCGGAGAACCATGAAATACCTTCTTTCCAATGGGAAAAGGTATTCCAGCAATCTGCATTAACTCAGTTAATGTCTTACCATAACCATATGGATTATGTAGGTCAATCTGATCATTCAAAACACTAGAACCACCAACAGAATCTAATACACCTTGCATGAACTGTTTCCATGAAGGCATTTCCTGTTGCTGTTCTTTAGCAGTTTTATCCTGCTGTTCCTGACTAACTGTAGCTGCACCAGTAGGAGTAGTAGGAATTTGTAATCCTAATCTCCTAAGTAAATTTAATGCTGGCGTAACTACTGAATTATCGGGCATTTGGTAAATTAATGTCCCGCTTAAAATTCATCAACGACGATCGACGTCGCGCTTCCTCATTATATGCTTCATTTTCATATTTATCTGAATTAACAAAGTTATTATATAAAGTTTGTAATATTCCGTTGTTCTTAACTTGATTCACATGTGTTAATTCATGTGCTAATACACTATCAACATCAGCATTATCGGATTTAATTAAAGGAGTATTTAAACTAATCATTCCCAATGGATTCGTAGTTGCATATGCTCCCCTATTAATTAATCTCGATATTGGTCCCATTTCAGAAATGCGGGGTGTAGCAGCAGTTCTGTTTGGATATTCCATCTGCATTTGCTGCCATGCCTGTTCTAATTTAGGGTCAGATAAAGTATCAGAACCAAATAACTTATTTAATATTCCCCCAGATGGACTAGTCTGAACTTGTTGCTGTTGAGATGGCATTATCCGGGGCATTTAATATTTCTTTCTCAAGTTTCTGTTGATTAATAACTCTATTTTCCTCGGCTAACTTTGCTGCCATTGCTCTATCTTCTTTTTCTAATAATTGTCGTCTAACATGCCACGGTTGATGGAGTGGTTGAATTATTTTAGGTTCTGACTTATTAACTTCATTCTCATTAGAACGTATATTTCCGGTAGGAATTAATCTCTCTAGTAAAAATTTATTTTCTAACTGTAACCGGGCACATTCTAACTTTAGAAATTCGCATGTATCACAAATCCTACTTTCCACAAGTTCCTCTCTACAATGAGGACAATGTGGATTTAATAGTTTATGTAGCCATTTCATGATATTACCTATTAAGCAGAAATAGTCAAGGTATAAGCATGGCTCGAAACAGTAAGAGTTAAGGTAGTCTGAGCATAAATATCAATACTAGGACGGCCCTGATCACACACAAGATTAAGAACTCCATTAACTGTATCAAGAGTTAATGAAGTAACTCCGGTAAATACTGAAGAAGTTAGA